TGAGGATATTTACAACGATAAAGATATTAATTATCAATCTTATGTTGAATTGAATGAAATGATTAGTTACAAGTTTAAAGAAGTTTGTAGGATTGTAAAGAAGGGCTAGAGTATGAGTATTTACAATAATTTAATACTTGCAAGTTGGTTGATATGTGTTGTATTATCTGTTTACCAAATATACCAACAATGTAAAGGTAATTTTAAATACTATAAGGTATCAAACAGATACATAAATTTCATTATAATATCAATTGTAATGCTAGTTATGTGGTTTGTTCTAATAAATATGAAATATGATGAATTATTGGAGGTGCGAAATGTAAAATAATAAGTGTTATGACTTCACTAAAAAAGCGTATATGATGTAATTATGGTGTTATGCTTAATCCGAAAATTAAACAACTGAAAATAATTTAATTAGAAAAGCAATATTAAAATTAAAAGGAGAAAATTAAAATGGAAAATTTAGGAAATGAAGTAATGGCAATGGAAAATACAGGGTTGGTCGTGACTGAGGACATGACCCACGAGCAACGTGTTAACTTATTCAACGCGGTAAATAATGCGGAAGGTTTAAGCGATCAAGTAGGTAAGGACTTGTATTTGACAGGCTACATCGTGCAAGATGTAGAAAAGGAAAATGAAAAAACAGGCGAGATTATTTGCAGTAAACTAATCACTGTAATTGATAAAGAAGGTAAAGCATATGCTACAAACAGTAAACCTTTCTTACAATCATTAAAGCAACTTAAACAAGTATTTAACTATGATTGGACAAAAGAACCTGTATGTGTGACTATTATTCAGAAGAAATCAAACTCAAGCTCGAATAAATATTTAAGCATGGCTGTAAAATAGCCTAATAAAATAAGGGTGTTAGCCAAACACCCTTTTATTTTGGCTTAAAAGGGGGTGTTTAAAATGGCTAAAATGCGAAAAAGCACGAAAGATGTTAAACGTCTACGAAATGCAATTGCAAGTGCTAAACGAACCGCTACAAGAGCGCAAAACCTAGGGCAAGACGTTGTATTTAATGACATTCGTTCTATAAAAGATTTCAATGATCGTAAAGAATTTAATAAATATTTACGTTCCATTGAAAGATTCAACAAAGAAAATAGATTTGTGGAAAATCAATATGGTGTTGTTTTTAATAGAAATAAAATTGAAAAAGCTAACAAATTAATTGATAAACAAAATAGGCAACGTAGGCAACTTTCAAAGTCTGTAGGATTATCTAGACTAAATGAGACTAAAGGCGGAATTGTAACGCCTATAAGTGTTAAAAATGCTAGGTCAACTTTACGTGATGATCGTGGTGGATTCTTTGAGCCGGTCCATCATGTGAACATTCAATCGTATCGTTATCCTAAACAATTGGATAAAAGAATTGAAAATTTAAAAAAGAATACAAAGAAGGAAAATCAGAAAATAAAAAACTTACGGAGTAATTACAAAACCGCAATAGAGGAGCAAATACGAGGTGGAAACATCACTAAAAAAGAAGGAAAACAACTAATAAAAGATATAAAATCATTATCAGATAAACAGTTATTGCAATGGTTTTATCAAGAACGTAAGGCTGTTTCTGTGTTCAATTATATAGATATGTCGCGTGAATACACTAAAAATCAAATGTTTGTGAATGAGCAATTGAGTAAAAATATAAGAACAGATATGGCAGATGTAAAAGATAGTTTGGCGGTGTTCACGGGACGGGCTTATGTTAGTGGTGGGACTGTTAAGTATAAATAATTTAAAGGGGGTTGTAGTATGTCAAAGAAAAAAGAGCCTAAAGAAGTTTGGGCATGTGATTTTGAGACAACTACAGACCCTTTAGATTGTCGCGTGTGGGCGTGGGGCGCAAGTTTTGTTGAAGATTCTAATATAAAAGAATATGGAAATGATATAGATGGTTTTATAGAATGGTGCAAAGAAAAAACGCGAAAATTATATTTCCACAATTTAGCATTTGATGGTGAGTTTATTGTAAGTTGGTTATTAAATAATGGGTATGAATATTCCGAAAAACCTAAAACCGGATGTTTTAAAACAATTATATCGAATACAGGTTTGTGGTACTCCATTGAAATATGGTGGAAATATTCAATTTATAGGTCCACAAAAACAACTATATGGGATTCGTTCAAACTGATACCCTTTTCAATTAAGAAAATAGCACATGATTTTAACCTCCCAATTAGAAAGTTAAAGTTAGATTATACGGCTAAGAGAGAAAAAGGACATGTGTTAACTCCTCATGAAGTTGATTATTTATTTAATGACATCGATATTGAAGGTATGGCCTTGAATGAATGCTTTAAGTTAGGATTTAACAAAATGACAGCGACCAGCTGTAGTTTTGAATCTTTTAAGAAAACTCTGCCTATGGCGTTTGAAAAGATATTCCCAACATTAGAAATGAATGTTGACCGAGATTTAAGACCGGCTTATGCTGGTGGCTTTGTTTGGGCTAATCCGGAACTAAAAGAACAGGAAATATCACAAGGTATTGTTTTTGATGTGAATTCGTTATTCCCTAGTCGTATGTATTTTGAAGTATTGCCATATGAAATGCCTATTTATTTTGAAGGCGAATACCAGCATGATGGAGATTATCCTCTTTGGGTTGGAGTTATTAGTTTTGCGTTTGATATTAAAAAAGATCATATACCGTGCATTTCATTAGACAAGTTTAGTCGTTTTTTCGGAAGTAAAAAATATGTAAGTAGCTCAAATGGTGATATTGTACGAATGACTGTGACCAGCGTTGATTGGGAGTTATTTAATGAACAATATGATATTTATGATGTGGAATTTCACAATGGATATAAATTTAAAGGTTGCGTTGGTATAGCTAGGCAGTTCATTGATGAACAAATGGAGGTCAAGAAAAATTCAAAAGGGGCACAGCGATTTATCGCTAAAAGAAAAATGAATTCTGTTTACGGGAAATTCGCAACGAACCCAAATGTCACGCCTAAAATCCCTTTTATTGATGAGGATGATGGTGTATTAAGACTTCACGACCCTATGTTTACAACGTTTGAAAATGGTGAGGTTAAAGAGGTCGTTGACGAACAATTTAGAGATCCTATTTATTTACCTTACGGGGAATTTGTTACGGCATACGCACGTAAATATACGATAAGTACAGCGCAAAAGGTTGGTATACATAGAGTTGCATATATTGATACGGATTCTATACATTTAGTAGGCACACAAGTTCCGAACGCTATTAAGGATATTATTGACGATAAAGAATTAGGCTATTGGGGTCTAGAATCAATATTTAATAGGTCTTACTTTATTGGCGCTAAGTCGTATGTTGAAGAAATCGAGATCAGTTATAAGGAATATGTAGAGCACCAACAGGAATATATCGATGAGAATGACTGTAAAGATAATTTATATTATATTCGTGCGGGAGTCTGTTATTACTTGAACGTGAAATGTGCCGGTATGACAGAGAAGGCGAAACAAAATGTAACATATGATAATTTTAGAGTTGGAAATGTAATTAATGATTGTTTGAAGAAAACGCATGTTCCCGGTGGTATTGTATTAGTTGATAGACAATTCAGCATTAAAAGCAGGTAAGGAGGTTGATAAGGTGATAATTGTTTTAACAAGTATATTGTATTATTTATTTATGGCATTTTGTTGTTTAAGCGTCACATTCCTATTTACTGTGTATATTATAGGGATGGGGCTAATGATTATTTGGATTATAAAGGAGTAGAAAAATGGATTTTATGTTTTTAATGATATTAATGTGTATTATTGTGTTAGCAGTTTTTTGTTTGATTATATATTGTAAATATGAATCATTAGTTGATAATTATAAATATTTGAATAAAGAAATTGATAGTTTATCTTATGAAGTTTATCATCGTGATAATGCAATATTTAAAAAGTGTGATAAAACTCTAAAAGAATTTAATGAAATCATGTTCGGAAATCCACCGCTCAAGAATAAAGTGGTAGTCGTAAGAAGTATAAAAGATTATGATTATTCAGCCTATCGAAAAGATATTGATATGTTAAACCAATATTTAGAAAATGGCTGGAGTGTTGTGAACCATGAAACGAATGAGTTTGTTCACACATATATATTAGGTAAACCGTTGGCATGGTATGAAGAAAAAGAAGGTGATGAGGATGATGAGCGAGAAATCGAAACAGCATAGAAATCAATGGTATAGAGATCATGTAAATAAATATTGCATATGCGTAAATAAAGATGAGATTGAAGTTGTTGATTATATTGAAGATTTATTGAAAAAGAAAAAGTTTAGTAAATACGTTAAAGATAAAATTAAAGAAGATTTGGCAAAATGTAAATAACATGATAATATGTTGACGTAAGGAATAAAGATAGGAAATCAGACATGTATGTTAGGTTTACTCACGGTGAAACGTGCTAACAACATATATAGGAATAGTAAACTAGCTGGTAACGCTTTAAACTTTGCAACTTATATTTGTAAAACCCTTATAAAAGAGGGTTTTATTTTATATTGACTTTATAAAATTAATAGAATATATTTATAAATAGAAGGGATGTGTAAAAATGGAACGTGATGAATTACGAGAAAAGTTTACAGAAGTGTTAACGGTTGAAGATCAAGCGGAACGCTCAACTATGCTAAATGATATGCGAGCGGAAGTTGAAAAAACATATACAGAGTTAGATAACTTAAAAGCCGAAAACACAAAACTAGTTGAAAAGAATACTTCTTTAACAGAAGCAAACTCTAAACTATTTATGCAAATTGGTGTTGAAAAATCCGGTGGTGAAAAACCGAAACATGTAGCACCAATGGACTTGCGAAAATTAGGTATTTAATGGAAGAGGTGATTATGTATGGGAAAAACAACAGGAAAAGACGTAACTAAAACGTTACAAAATGATTTAGGAATGGACCATGAGCCAACCGGGCAAGAAGTTGCCAGTGCTATGTATGCAATGAGTTCTAGTAATTTTAGAAGTACGATTGGAGACCCAAACGAAACGAGCTCTTTAGAGTTTATGAATGGTTTACTAGAATATCCGGATACTTTAGGTGTTGAGTTTATGAATTTAGCGACACGTATCGGTAAAGTGATCGCGCACCGCAATATTTTAACGAATAAATTAGCACCATTTAAAATGGAAAACATGCCGTTAGGCTATACAATGGAAGAATATTTCGTGGAATGCGCTAAAGAGCACGAATATAACCAAGCAGACGCGGAAAACACATTGTTTAAGCGTAGTTTACCGGATATTAAAACGGCTTTCTACGTAGTAAATAGAAAATCATATTATCCGGCTACAATTACGGATGACGATTTACGTAAATATTTTGTAACTTGGGATGGTGTAAATAGTTTGATCGCACGTATTGTTGACTCTATGTATAATGGTGATAACAAAGATGATTACAACTATATGAAATCCGCTTTAGTTACTCACTATGAAAATGGCCACATGAAAATTGTAAATACGAATGCTGTAACAGATACGGAAACAGCTAAAGAATTAGCGCGTAAAATTACAGAATATGTATCTTACTTGACTGAGCCAACAAACGAATATAATGCTATGGCCGTTACTAAACAAAACGACTACGATAACATTTACGTTATTTTGAATGGTAAGACAAATAGTTACTTAAATATTGATTGGTTAGCTCAGACATTCCAGCTAGAATTTGCGCAATTCAAAACGCATGTATTAGTATTGCCAACTTTACCAAGTACAGCGCAAGGAACAATTGAAGCTATCGTATGTGACTCAGAAATTTACCGTGTATTTGACCAAAAGTATAGTGTAGGTGTTGCCTATAATGCTAAGGGCTTGTATTGGAATTATTTTTTACATCACTGGGAAGGAATTGCAACTAGTCGATTTGCAAACGCAATTGCATTTGTTTCTGGTAATGTTGAGGAAAAAGTTACAGCGATTTATTCAAATCCACAAGTTGTAGAAGTACGTAAAGGTGCGACTATCACCGTACCGTTTACAGTTCAAACAAGTGGTTTAAATGCTAAGTATAGTTTAACTGCTACATCTAGCGTTGAGGATAAAGTTAAAGCTACAATCGAAAGCGATTTAAAACACGTTAAGATTGAAGGATTAGAAGCGATTGACGCGGAAGGTTTAGCAACTGTAACAATTAAAGATACAGTTTCCAATGTAACTTGTGATATTAAGGTTGTATATAACGTATAGTTATGTTATAATATCGGTGTCATGAGTAAGGCATGACGCCCCTCCTTTCTATTATTTAGGTGAATTGCAATTTAGGAAAAAGAGTTATTAAGTTAACTCTTTTTCTTTTATTTTTATTTATTTTGTATTAGTATGTACTTGAAGGTGGTGAGATCATGTTAAGAAAAATTAAAAAGAAGCAGTCAGCAAGCCAAACAATTAAAGAACAGTTTGAGCAAAATCAAGAGATCAAAATAGATATTGATAATTTTTTGCCTAAGTTTGACGAGGTAAAGTTAAGCGGTAAAAATTTAGCTCAAAACTATGTGAGTGAATTTAACACGGGTATGAATATTTACCAATGCTTAAATTATTTACAGGGTCATATCGGATGGCTTGTAAAAGCTGTGAACGATGTTGTTAAAAAATGGAATAAAAATATTGAGGACATGATTAAGTATTGTATTGAATTGTCTAAAACCGAATTCGATAAACACTGGGCGGAGTTAAAACCTCAAGTTATTGAATTGACAAAACAGACAACAATTAATCAATTTAATGAAAAATGGGAAGAGTTAAAACCTCAAGTCATTGAATTGACAAAACAAACAACAATTAATCAATTTAATGAATCATGGGAAGAGTTAAAACCTCAAGTAATTGAATTAACAAAACAAACAACAATCAATCAATTTAACCAATCATGGGAAGAATTAAAACCGGAGTTAACGCAATATGTTAATAATACGATCAATCAATATATTGATAATCAAGATTCTAAAATTGGTAAAATGTATGATGATTTATCAATCTTGTTAACAAACTTGAAAAATAGCGGTGCTTGGACACAAACGGGTGCAACTATTTTCGATGGTCATATGACAGACGGTAGAAACATCGCAACCGGTAATATTAATATCTTTGGTGGAAGTGTTGACGGCGGTTCATACATTCGTACAAATAGCGGAAGCACTGAAAATGATTTGGCTGGTGGTATATAATGGCATGGCAATATTTTTATGGTGCATATGACAACACCGGACCATATGCAAATGTTGTTTTAGGTGGTTCACCGGATAATACAGGACCGTTTGGAGCACCATTAGCAACCGCCCATGCGTCCGGATATGGTAAAGGTATTAACTTTACAGATAATGGAAATTATGGCGTGACGTTTATTTTAGATTTAGTCGGTTATGCTATAACAGACGCTAAGCAGTACGAGGCAGATGGGTATTATGTTGGTGATACTTCTACACAGTATAATTATTTTATTATCATATCCAAGTCAACAGACAATCAATCCTCATGGACTCAATTATTAAGAGAAAAGATATTTACACACACCGGGCAAATGCCCTTAAATTATCGTCAAGGCTGGGATGGAACAGCTAGAGCGAGTCAATGGTCTAAGTTTATCCAATTATCTAATGATACAACACATGTAAAAATTGAGTTACAAGGTGAGGATGTTACTTTTCCACACTCAAATATTTACAGTATTCAACAGGTCATACCCGACTTTAGACCTTGGGGCATTCGTAAAAGCGGTGTGTTAAAATCGTTGAATAAAGACAGCGGTTTTTTAAAAATAAGAAAATCAAAATCATGGAAGGATATAGCAAAATATAGTTATGATAAAGTAGGAAAAGAAAACCAAGGTACAAGCCGAATCCGTAAAAATGGAAAATGGTTAGGACAAGGAAAAATAGGCAGTTAAAAAATAGTTGAATATTCAACTATTTTTTTATATTATAGAAAATGAAAGAGGTGATTAATATGAAAATTATTATGGTGGCATTGGTTTTTAACGGATTGGATTTAGTTACCGGAATCGTTGGAGCATTAAGAGAAGGTGAACAGATCAAGTCGAACAAATTAAGAGACGGACTTTTTAAAAAGGTTGGTTTTATCTTTTGTTACACGTTAGGAATTACTATTAACTATGCTGAAACTTATTTAACTTTGCCGTTTGGAGTTGATTTAGTACCGGTGATTTGCACATATGCAATTATCACAGAGGTGGTTAGTATTATCGAGAATATTTCAAAAATCAACAGTGATATTTTACCGGATAAACTAAAAGCATTAATCGGGTATAAAGAGGGTGAATAATATGGATTTTGATAAAATAAAGCAGAATGTTTTAAATTCTAGTGAAACGTCAACGAATGAAAGCGAAAGTATTTCAAGCTCAGAGTTGCATGAAGAATTTGAGATCAATAACTTTTTACCGGAGTTCGAGCCTTTAAAGTTAAGCGGTAAGAATTTAGCTCAGCAATATGTGAGTGCATTCAATACGGGTATGAATATTTACCAATGTTTAAACTATTTGCAGGGATATGTTTATACATTAGTAACGGCAATGAATGAAACAATTGAGGCATGGAATACGGTAGTACCTTTATTAGAGCAGGCCACAAAAGAATGGACCGATGAGGAATTTGACTATAAATGGTCAATCTTAAAACCTCAAGTTATTGAACTTGTTACAAATTTAACAATTGAGACTTTTAATAAGTCATGGGAAGAATTAAAACCGGTTGTTATTAAGCTGGCACAAGATACAACAGACGATGAATTTAAAAAACAATGGGATATTTTAAAACCCCAAGTTATTACACTGGTGGAAGAAACAACAACAAATAAATTTAGCGAGGAATGGGAAAAGTTAAAACCTACAATTATACAATTATCTACAGATACAACAATCGCACAATTTAATAGATCATGGGAAGAGCTAAAACCTAAAGTTATTGAATTATCACAAACTACAACAAGCAATAAATTTGATGAGAAATGGGAAGAATTACGACCCCAGATTATTGAATTAGCACAAACCACAACGAGTAATAAGTTTGATGAAAAATGGGAAGAATTACAACCAACATTAACAGAAACGGTTAATAATTTAGCTAAAACACAAACAACAACAACATTTAATGAAAAATGGGAAGAGTTAAAACCTCAAGTTATTGAATTAGCACAAACTACAACAAACACTAAGTTTGATGAAAAATGGACCGAGTTACAGCCAACATTAACCGAAACTGTTAACAATTTAGTTAACACAAATTTAGAAGCATTTAAAAATTCGCTATGGCAGGAAGTCACCAAAAATAATAGTTTCCCATTTTTATTAGTAGATAATTATGGTGCTGTAGGTGATGGTGAGACAGATGACAGCGAAGCGTTTAATAGATGTTTTACAGACGCTTATAATAGTGGTAAATATGTATTATTAGGAAATGGTTTATATTTAATTGCTAATAAATTAAATAACATCACAGATATATACGTGTATGGGCTTTATGGGGTCAAACCAGTTATAAAATTAAATGACAATGTATTAACAGATACAGCGCTTAATTGCTATTTTTATAACATTCATTTTTTGCGAGATGTAGAAAGCAGTAAAAGCCTAATAGGTAACTTTAATGATTCTCAATTTGAAAAATGTAAATTTGAAAATATAAAATATTTATTTAATGACATTTTAACAGAAACAAATATGTCAGAACATGTCTTAATAAATAATTGTGAATTAAAAAACAGTCAACTTATATCTGTACCACATACAACCCATAGTACTAACGTTTATATTATTAATAACACGCTATTTTATTATGATGATACAGGTTCGCAATTAACTTTTATTATTGCCGGATATGTTGGAGGTAAACTCATATTTAATAATTGTACATTTAACAAGAATTATGAAGATAACCCGATAGAATTATTCTGTTCAGTTGATGATTTTGAATTTAATAATTGTTTTATTAGTCAACATGATAGTGCAAATATGTTTTTTATACCTAATATTAGTGATATACTATCACAAAAAATAACATTTAACGGTTGTGATATTACTAACAACGATAAAACTTTAGTTACGATTAGTAATATGAATAAAGATGTGTTTTCTAGTATTAGTATTAAAGATTCGAGTTTATATTTTATAAACGCATTTTTTAATACAACAAATGAATGTAGTTTATGGCTAGAAAACAATAGAATATCTGTTAAACCTACTATTAATGTTGGTACAGGTAAAGTTAATATTGTTGAAATCCAACAAAAGAATGTTGATACAAGTGAAAACATTTTCCCTTGGATTAGCGAAACACCAACCGTTGAAAATAATGTTTCACTTAATAGAAATGGAACGGATAGCTATTATGTTTTAACTGAAAATGAAGATAAAGCAATTAAAAAATTAGATTATTATTTTAAATATAATGAGGCATATTTACCAAGCGCACCATATTATGGCAACACCGTTATTGCTCGGAATTTAGATTTAGAAGGTTATACAGTTATGAAATCATTATTAATTAATAACACATGTAAATTAAAAAACAAAAGTACAGGTGAATTAATAGATTATGTTTATTTTATGTTAGATGGTGATGTAACAGTCACAACAGTAAAAAAGGACCAACAAATGGTATATACTACAATAGCAATGAAATATTTACCATATTTCGCTAAGCTTAAAACAGATACAGCTGTTGCAGGACAAATATATGTTGACGCGTGTATTTCAATTATTTTAGAAAAAACTAGCTCGTAAGCTAGTTTTATTTTATTATATAGTAGGAGGTATTAATTATGGATAAAAAAGAATGTGAATTATCAAGTATTTACAAAATGAAAAAACCGGAAGATATTCCCTATAATTTACCGGAAGGTTTAAGTGTTTATTTTTATATTGAATTTTACATGCAAGCTATGCATATACTAAAAGATGTGGATTATGAAAGATATAATATCTGTAAACAGAAATTGCAAGAATTAACAATAATAGAGGAGGAATTAAACTTATGAAACCAGGTCAAAAACTAGTACACGATGGGCATGAAGTTTGCTTGTTTCCGATGGAAACTATGAACATCACGCAATGGTCAAGTCCAACAGCCGACTCACATTGTTGTGGACATCCATTTGATAATGCGATTAATGGACAGGTTCGCGTCCCCGTGTATGCCCCTTTTTCTTGTCATTTATGTTATAGCGATAATGGAGGTAATACACGCGCCTATAGTTCAGATAATCCCGTGTTAACGCCAAACGGATTAAGCTATGTTACAGTTAGTTTTACACATGACCCCAACCCACCAACAGCAACACAATATAAACAAGGTGATCTAATTTATCATACTGGTACGGCTGGAATGGCTACGGGAGATCACTGTCATATCGACCAAACATTTACACAAAACGCTGGATTAGTTTATTATGGTGTTACATGTAGATATGGAAATCAATGCTATGCGTTAAGCGGTTCAGAGCTACCGAATAATGTATTTTATGTAAATGATACAAATATTATGAATGGATATGGTCAAGAATGGAAAACGTTTGAGGGAGGCCAACCTCCAACACCAGAACCCACATACAAATACACTAAACATTATTTCATGTTAGATGGGTTAGGTATTGATTTTGGTTTTTATAAAACAAAAGAAGAGATCAAACCAGAACCACCAACACCAACGAGCGAATGGTTTATACCAGGTGATATCAATAATACGCGACCACTTACAGAAGATGAATCCAAACAAAATTGGGTTGCGTTTTGGCAGTTCTTTAAAGCTAAGGGGTGGACCGCAAATGCGGTTGCTGGTATATTAGGTAACTCGTATTTTGAAAGTACAGTCAACCCAAATAGATGGGAGGGTGATGTGCCTTTTGCACAACCGGTTGCTAGTCGTGGCTATGGTTTAGTTCAATGGACACCTTGGACAAAAATAATTGACTGGCTAAAAGAAAAAGGATATTACCCGGATGTTTCTAAGTTTGGTCAAGGAGAATGTGAGAGAATTCAATGGGAAATGGAAAATAATCAACAATGGATAGCTACAGCAACCTATCCCGAAAGTTTCGCGAGCTTTTCAAAGTCGACAGTCGACCCGTATACATTAGCTATAGAATTTTTAGCAAATTACGAAAGACCAGCCGACCCGAACCAGCCACAAAGAGGAACTAAAGCACGTGAAATATATGACTATATAAAAGACAAATAAAATAGTTGAACATTCAACTATTTTTTACTAATATAAAATATAAAGAAGGAGTTGATTAAAATGAGTATAGGAGTTGTTAACAGTCAATTTACACCACAAAGTAAAATTTATTTATTGAAAGGACTAGAAATTGACGCAATGAATAATACGTTTTGGGGTGCATTCGATACCCCCGATAAACAATTTAATTTTTTTATTAATAACTATGATCATATTGTTTTTGAAAATTACACATATCAAAGAAAAGATGGAACGGTAGTCGTTCCGGGTGTTTATGATGATCTACGTTTATACAATTATTTGATTTATCAAAATGGGTCTACAGGTAATAAAGCAAAATGGATTTATTGTTTTATTACTAGTTTAGGGTATCTAAATGACAATGCTACAAGTATCAGTTTTGAAACAGATGTAATACAAACTTGGCGTTTTGAGATTGAAAATAATTTTATGGAGTCATATATAGCTTATGAGCATAGACCACAATATTATGATAATGGTGATGGTGTACATAGACCATGTATTAATACACAGCCGGAGAATTTAGAGATTGGAACGGATTTAATTAGTGACAAACAATATTTAATAGACGCAAACGGAATAACTAGTTTTGCTGTGATTGGTATGACTTGTGATATGTCCGGAACAGACAGCTACACAAACGCACAATTAGGGACACCGTCTCAAATTAACTATTATGTTTTTCCTTTCAATCGATATACGGGAACTGATATAACATCTTTAAAAATTGGCAGTGCAAGCGGTGCAACCGTAACAATCAGCGGACTTTCAAAAGTATTAGACGCCATTCGAAAAAATGAGAAATTAGTGGGTAAATGTGTATCTATTGTTGTCACGAATTCTATCCCCGGTTTAGTTGTTGAGGATGGTCAAGTTGTTATTAAACGAGATTGTTTTAGTGGTGAACAACAAGGCGATTATCAGATATTAACGTATAAAGCTAAAACGATGAACGACATGCTTTCAAATGATTTAAACGCATATACAAAAACGCGTGTATATAATATACCAGCGTTTATTGGATTTACTCAATTCACAAAATTATACTCGTATCCATACAGCTATATGCTTATTAGTGACAATAACGGGACAACAAAAGCTTTTAAAAATGAATTATGGGAAGATATGAAAAACGCACAGTTTATATATGTCGGTTCACCAAATAGTTCAAAAATAAATATTGTGCCATTAAATTATAAAGTAACAAAATCAGATGAAAATTATTCAGATTTAATTAACCTAGATAACTCTTTTGAATCTCAATATGAGACTAGCTTACCTATTATTAGTGATACAACCGCGCTTATGCTACAATCATCACGTAATTCTATGAATGTAGGATTATCCAATATTAGAAGATCAAACGAAACAAATTCAGCTATAGCGAGCGCAACCGGTAATGCACTAAGTGCGCAAACAAGTTTACAAAATAACTTGAATCTAAGTGTAACCGGAAGAAATGCGAGCCTAGCTAGTAATTTGAATGATCTACAAAACAAATCGAATATGATCAATGCGAGTATAAGTGCGATTGGTGGGTTAAGTGGTGGTATTGCCAGCGCTTTAACCGGTAATATTGGTGGTGCTGTTGGTAGTTTGGTTGGAGCTGGTTTAGGCATTGGACAAACAGCCATGCAAAACCAAATCAATACAAAACAAACCAACATGCAAAACGCAAACGCACTTGCAAACGCAAATGCACAGGCTAGTGCTAACAGTCAATCAACAGCAATCGGAAATCAATTAAGACAGTTAACAACACAGTATCAAAATCAAACGAACATTCAGAACGCTATGGATAGCTACAACGCTCGTATCCATGACGCACAGGCTACCGCCGACAGTATTGTTACAGGTTCTAATGATCTAATGCGACAAATCGCATTGGATTTAAACACATTTGTATTATATGTGTATAGGCCAACAGATGAATATAAACAGAAACTAGAAAAAATATGGAACATGCGCGGTTATGCCACAAATACAGTTGACTACCCTAATTTACGATCTAAAATATCATGGAACTACATTCAGACCGTAAAGTGTAATATTAAAGGTACAAACATCGACCCTAACGACTTGGAAAAAATTAAGCGTGTGTTTGATAATGGCATTACACTATGGCACAATAAAAATGTTGGCGATTATAGTCAAAATAACGGTGAAAGATATTCATATACACAGTGTGATAAATACGGAAACTATAAAGAAAAGAAAGTACATTAATATAAAAGGTTGACGGTTCAACCTTTTTTATTTAACATATAATTAAAAGGAGATGATTTAAAATGGATTTATTGAATGACACGAGTTCGTTTACAGATTATTGCCGTAATGCGGTGGATGTTGCTACTATGAATAATGGAGAGGCTGACTTTATCTATTATACGTATTTACAAATGTTGAGTTTGAATATGTTTAAATATAAAGGTTTACCCGAATCCATTAACACATTCTACCTAGAATATATCTTACAAACACGTGGTTACATTGGTTTTTATGATGATGAAAGATTAGGATTAATCTGTAGTGAAATCACATTAGGCGGTCGGTTAAACCACTATCAAATGCCTACAGATTATCATACAGTATCCACAAGCCCACTTATTAAGAAAAATCTAACAAGTGAGGAGTGTGTAGTTATGAAAAACAGCCCTTTATATGTTGGTATTTTTCCTTACTTAAATTTTTATGCTAAAAAATTAGCGTTAACAAGTCGAACTATGGACCAAAACTTAACAATGCAATGGACACCATACATTATTACAGGTGATAGACGAATGTTACAGCAATTTAAAGTATTCATGAAAAAGATTTTGCAAGGCGTGCAAACGATATTTACCTCAAAAGGTTTTAGAATGGAAGACGTGAACGTATTACAGACAAACGCACCTTTTATTGCCGACGAATTGCACGCTATGAAACAAGCAATTTTGCGTGAGTGTATGACTCTATTAGGTATTGAAAATGCCAATATGGATAAAAAAGAAAGATTAGTTGCGGATGAGGTCAACGCCAACAATCAGCAGGTTATCGCTTCTCGTAATATTTGGCTAAGTGAACGTAAAAAAGCGATTGAAGAATTAAATAAGAAATTTAATTTAAACGCTAGTGTTGAGTTTGCACCATATGAAGATTTTGAAGACATCATGAAATTACTTGAGTTAGACTCAAATACGAGTGTTAAAGACCTTAATATTGATAAGAATTTAGATGTAAAAGAAGGTGATAGCGATGTTTAATAAATTAAAAGCACCTAATTATTTGTTAACTTTACAAAGTCCGGTGCTTGCAGAAAATACCGAGACTATTTGCGGAGTCTGTCACAACTTGGCATTTACGGAGTTAATTGACGCTCAATATGAATTAAGCGATATGGAAGTTTTAGAGATCGCTCGAAAAAAGATTTTTGATTTTAATTATACATTCTATGATGACATTGAAAAACGTAAGGCATTAGAAACAGGAATTTTAAAGCATTTTTGGTTTGATGAAATTGGACAAGAGACCTACGCATATTGGAAATTCGAACTTCAACATTGGTTTGAAATCAATATGGATAGATATTATACATTATTTAAAACCATTCCATTTCAAGATCAAGACGACCCAACCGCAAATACAAACTACACGGAAACTTATACACGTGATAGTCGAGGAAACACACAGGCAAGCGGAGAAGATACGAGTATCGCTTTACAATCTGTAACTCCGGAGGGACGTATTGACATTGAAACAAACGACTATGTTAATAATATCGCAAAAACAATCACTAAACCTAAAAGTGCCAATGATACGACAGGCCATGAAGAATATAGTTTTAAGCGTAAAGGTAATATCGGTATTCAAACATTGGCGGAAGTGTTACAAGGTTCAAGACGTGCGGTTATTACTATCGAAAATGACTTATACACAGAATTACAGGAATATGGATTATTCTTCAATATTTTTTAGGAGGTAATAAATATGAATATTAATGTAAATAAATATTATGACTATAGAAGAAAAGTATTAGGCACATATATAGATCGCGATGGTGCTTACGGTTCTCAATGTTGGGATTTATACTATGACTGGTGTGAAAAGAACGGATTTAAAGGTGCTAATTGCACAAGTAGCGGATATGTTAAAGATATTTGGTTAAACCGAGAAACAAATGGAATGAGCTATAATTGTGTTGAAATTACCGAGTTACAACCTGGTGCAATTGTTGTTTTCAAAGAAGTGCCAAATATTACGCCTTGGAGTCATGTTGCTATTTTTGACAGTGATGTAAACGGTGTATACGGTCGCTTTTTAGGTGCTAACCAAGGAGATAAGAACGGTTTAGTTAATATCGTTACACTACCGTATTCAGCGACATTCGATACGGCTTTTATGCCTAAAGCTATGATTTTAAGTGATGAAAAAAATGAAAAGGTATTAAATGAAATTCCAAGTGATTTTATTAAGGAATATGGAACTTTTTATCCTAATTGTACAATAAAAATTAGAGAAGCACCAAGTCAAAAAGGAAATGACACAGGTTTATATTATACAAATGGTATGAGTGTACGATATGACGGTTATGTTAAGCGTGATGGGTTCGTGTGGATTAGTTGGGTTGGCAGTAGTGGAAAACGTAGATGGATGGCAGGCGGTGAATTAAATTCAAAGGGTGTTAATTACTTGCCGTATGGAGTGTTTAAATGACACGTTCAATAGATTGGTATAATCCAACTAACATAAAATCATACAATAAATTTCTAAACTTTATCATTGGCGGTCGTGGAATTGGTAAAACATATGGGTTCAAAAAAGACTGTATCAGTCGATACAAGAAAAAAGGAAAACAATTTCTTTATTTGAGAAGGTATAAAACGGACCTAAAGAAAATCAAAACATTTCTAAATGATCAGTTTGAAAACTTTAAAGATGATGAGTTTAAAATTACAGGTGGTAGCAACTTTACCACCTTTTATATAAATGGTTGTGAGATGGGATACGCAACATCTTTAACAGCATTCGCGAGTTTAAAATCAACAAGTTATGTAGACATCGACACAATTATTGTGGACGAATTTATACCGGAAAAAGCTGGATTTAATGCATACATCCCGAATGAAGTTGAAATCTTATTAAATATTATTGACTCTATATTTAGACAACGAGAAGGACATGTATATTTATTAGCAAACAACGCAAGTATCGTTAACCCGTACTTTAGTTATTTCGGTATTACACCCGACCCGAACAAAGAATTTAATACATTCAAAGGTAATGAATCCGTTGAGCAAATAGTTGTACAAATTTGCCATAGCGAATATAGAAAAGGAAATCAAGAAAAATCGAAATTCCATAAATTAATATCCGGAACAACATACGGAGAGTATAGCGCTGGCAAGTTTGCTTATGATACGAATGACTTTATAAAAAAGAAATCAAATGTATGTGATTATTTATGTACACTATACTATGATGATATTTACTACGGCGTTTGGATTGATATGAACACGGGTTATGTGTATATCAATCAACAGATAAATAAAGAATACGGCTATTGTTATTCGATTGGCAGTAACAACCGTGAAAATATGATGATCGCGAAATTATGGCGTAAAGACCAAAGATTGAATATGCTAATACGATCATATCGTGATGGTTGTGTGTATTACAACAACCAAGAAACGAAACGCCTATTAAGCTATATATTAAGTAAATATTAAAATAAAAAGAGTGCCATTGATGCACTCTTTTAAGTTCACATTTTTAAATTGTATTTACCAACAGTATATAAATAGTATGTATGTTTATCACCATACTTTTCATAATACTTATTATACATATCTTGAACAATTTTATAGTCTGTAGAATGAACCACAATTAAATCGTCAAATATAAAATAAAATTCTAATCTTTCGTGCGTATCCACCAATAACATTAAATATCATCCTTTCTTTAACTTTGCCAGTTAACAGCCAAGCAAATAAATAATAACAATAATAACAACATCATTTAACCCCCTTGTTAATTTGTTTTGTAAAATAAGCCACAACAGCAAATGCAAACATCTTATTACGATCTTCCGTATCATTATAAGCTTGCATGGTCATATAATCTAAAACAGCATGTTCAACACCATTAACCTTAATATCTTCTAATATAACTCTGTGCCTATTAAAAGGATGGTACAAATTTAACTTAATATCACATCTAATATTACTCGTTTTAATAATTTCATATGAGGCAACACACAACCCATTATAAAACAACCCTATAATTTCACCGAAAGAATGTTCCATAAATTCAACAAATATCACCTACCAATTCTCGCTATACATAGACACGAACACATTATTAATGTACTCATGCCTTCTAACGCTGACAAGTAACAAATAATATTGTCTGTAACTAATCAAACCTTGATTATAATAAGAGTGTATTAAGTTCTCTCTTTCAATGTCGCTTGTGATGCTGAGCGTTCTATTCAATTCAGAACATAAGCGACTGAGGCTAGTGTAATTACTCATACTCTAGCCCTTCTTTACAATCCTACAAACTTCTTTAAACTTGTAACTAATCATTTCATTCAATTCAACATAAGATTGATAATTAATATCTTTATCGTTGTAAATATCCTCA